ACGAATACTTCAGGCACAATAGCATTGAAGGCCTCATCTTCAAGTGGAGGAAGTACGTCAGTAAGTGCTTGGAGAGTGCATTTGAAAAGAGAAGATGCTGGTGCATCTGTTATCGACTCTTGGAGTGCATCTTCATACAGAGGGGCAAAATATTTCTTAAGTTTAAATGACTCAGTAAACAACAAATTGCAAAACATCGAAGCATTGGTTGTGCATGACGGCACAAATGCATACATCACACCATACGGTGACGTACAAACATACACTGGTACAGCATTAACTACACTTTCGGTGGATATATCAGAAGGAAATGTAAGACTTAAAGGATTGTCGGCACAATGTAGGATCACAGGTTACAAAATTTTATTGTCAGATTCTGAATCAGCAAGTGATGGCGATAACGTGGCAACTATCGCGACCAAGACAGTAAGTTCATCAGCGACACAATTAGACACATTCACGTCAGACACAGCGACTGGGGCCTTTTACATTGTCACTGGTTACAACTCGTCAGAAGCCTGTGCTAGTATATCAGAGGTAACTGTCGTAAGTGGAGTAGGTGCAGATGGTAGCACACAAGATGCTTTTGTAAGTACCGGTCCAATGGTATCATCAAAAGGCACTGATCAATTAACATTTACAGCATCAATTTCAGGTGACATTGTAACAATTAGTGCGGCATCATCAAGTGGTTCTTCAACTACTGTTAATGCTTACAGAATAAATTTACAAAGAGATGCTGAAGCAGATATCTCAAATACAGTTTCTTTAAGTGCTTCTCAAACAATATCAGGTAATAAAACATTTACTGATAGTACAGAATTAAAATTTGGTACCGGTGGCGATGCTAATATTAAACACACAGGTACAAACCTAAACATAAACGAAACAACTGGTGACGTTAACATAAGAACTTATGCAAATGATAAAGATGTTGTAATCAGTTCAGATGACGGCAGTGGTGGAATAACTGAGTATGTTGTAGCAGATGGTTCTACTGGTGCAGTAAAATTAAAACATTATGGTACAACTGTTTTTGAGACAACAAGCACAGGTGCATCAATCACAAACACATCAACAAGTGATGCATTATTAGTTACTACAACAGAAGATTCAAGCACAGCAGGACCAGTTATATCATTAAAGAGAAACAGTTCAAGTCCAGCAGATGCAGACTATCTAGGACAAATTAAATTCAAAGGTGAGAATGATAACGATCAAGAAGTAAATTATGCAAAAATATCAGGTAAGATTTTAGATGCATCAGATGGATCTGAGGACGGAATATTAGAGTTTGCGTTTATGAAAAACGGATCGCAAAACATATCAGGAAGATTTAGATCAGACTCATTACAATTATTAAATGATACAAGTTTAAGAGTATCAGGTCATGTTGAACTAGGTGTGCTGTCCGGTGACCCATCAGGTACAGCCGACCATGCTCACATTTATGCTAAAGACGATTCAGCAAGTGCTGAAGTATTTGTAAAAGACGAAGCAGGAAACGTTACAAAACTTTCACCACACAACAAAAAAGGAAATTGGGAATACTACTCTAGAAACGTTAAAACAGGTAAAGTTGTAAGAGTTGATATGGAAGAAATGATTAGAGACATGGAAAAATTAACAGGTAAAACATACATTAAGGAGGAATAATGCCAAAGTATTATAGTTTAATGAAGGTAGAAGATTCCGATTCTGATAATAAACCAGTAACGGATAAAGATAGTGATTTTCACAAAAAACAAGTATTACAAAAACTTGTTGTAAAAAATACATCTACTAGTGAAAATAATATATTGATGATCACTAAAGCAGATACTTCTGCCGCCGGTCCTCATATGACGTTTCATAGAGATTCTACTAGTCCAGCACAAGGTGATCAACTAGGAAAAATACAATGGAAAGGCATGAATGATGACGGTGAACAAATCAGATATGCAAGTATTCATTCAGTAATTAAAGACGCAAAAAAAGGCACTGACGATTCTAACTTAACATTTACAATAAGAGTCGGCGGACAACATAAGTCAATGTTGGTTGTACAGAACGACGGAGTACTTGTTCACGTAGACAAACCTTTAATGTTACAAACAACAGGATATAAAAAAACAAGATTATATGGCACCAATGCTACTGCAAGAAGAGATATTGTATTTCCTGATCAAAGCGGTGAAGTAATGGTTAACGAATCAGGTAAAGTAATGGCGTCTGACTTGCCTACAAGTGATCCTAACAATGCTGGACAACTTTGGAACGATAACGGTACTGTAAAAATTAGTGCTGGTTAGACTATTAAATCTAATATAGTTTGTAACTTACCTTTTATACTTTTATTGTTAAGAGTATTTTTCAATCCTGCGTGTAAATTTTTAGGCCAACATTCAAACGAAGTCCAACAATAACCTGAATGCTCTTTGTTTAATTTAGGAATAAATTCGTTTTCAACTGCAATTAAGTAAGTGTTAAAAGTAAATTTTTGATCGTTTGAAGTAAACAATTCTAACGGAATAGTTTTTTTGATAGGCGGTATACTACCAACTTCTTCTGCAATTTCTCTTTGTAAACCTTCGAATGCAGATTCATGAAACTTTGCCATTCCACCACATAATCCCCAGAGTCCTTTTGTTTTGTCATCTGTTCTTTGTAAGAACAAAAACCTTCTTGTGCTTGTTGAATAAAACAATGCACCTGAACATATTATATTAGTTGGAGACATACTTGTATTATAGCAAGATTATTTTTTTAAGTCTATGGATTATTAACGTCAGTACTTGGATCATAAGGTGTACTTCCGCCATCTAACACCATAGTCCATTTACCAGCAATATAAACACCTTCGTAAGATTTTAACCATTCAATACCATTCCATTTGTATTGTATACCTGTGTTTAAATTAGTGATATAATGTTGTGTTGAATCTGGATTTGATGCATCAAAAACTACTGACCATTTTGATGTACTTGAATTATATTGAATAATGTCATTTGTACTTGCTTCTACATCTCCCCAAGCAGTTGTTGAGTCACCTAAATTATCAACAAGCAAGTATCTTGTACCATTTGGTACACTAGTACCAGGATCAAAAGTTAATGGATTTACTATTTTAGTAACATTTGGTAATGCTGGTGTGTTTGCAGGAATAGTATCGCTATCAATATTAAACATTAAAATAGAATCATCTAGTGTTGATGTTGCTATTGTTCCTACAATTTCTTTTCCTTCTGGCGTTTGTAATTTTATTTGAGAAACACCGTTTGTTATTTGTCCATATTGGTTTAATATTATGTTCCAATTTAATGGTGGACCATATGTAGTAAATGCATCTAATTTATTGCCATGATCAACATTTGTATGATAACCGTCGCCACCTGTTTTTGCATTATCTCCTGTTGTTCCTAACAGTCTTAATTGGTTTCCTGTTAGTAATACATGATATTGTTTTGGAGTAACATAACTTCTCGATATTAACGATCCATCAATTAATCCTTTATTCATAGCACCTGTGCCTGCATCATCGTAAATGCTCATAATAATTTTTTGTATTACACCCAATTTAGAAACTTTAACAGGCGGAGATAACCATATTGGCATAGAAAATTGCATAGTTGCAACATCTATTTCTGTATCAGCACCGATTGGTATTGTTCTAGAACTAAAAGTTATGCCTGTTAGTTCAATATAACTTAAACTTGTCCAATCAATGTAATTGTCCGTTTTTTGTATTTCAAAATCTGGATTGAATAGGTATAAAATTTGTTCTAAAATTTGTAATTTCATATCTGTATTTGTTGAAAATATATCTGCTGTAACATTTAATCTAAAAGGAGATGGCATTATTTTTTGTACTGTGTATCCTGCTCCTAATTTATTTGTGTACTGCTTTGTAGTTTCGTCGTAATGTCTTTCTTTTAAATGTTGTTTCTCAATATGATAAGGATTTTGCATTCTTTCTCTATCATATTCTAAACCTGAAATGTATGCCGCTATTCTTGGTGCAGATTGTAAAAAGTTTTCTGAATTATTTTTAATAATATTTGCTACTTGCCTTGTCATATCTCCGTAAATTACCGGAACTTGACGTAGATTAACTTCTCCGTTTTTGCCTTTACCTTGTTCAATAGAAAAATTACTCAATACTCTAATAAATTGAGTTACAAATTTTCTAACCTGTCCTTCGTAAAAATGTAGCATTAATTGTCAGCCTTTGGTTTTAATGCATCTGATAATGACTGTCTTTGTTCAACAGTTAAACCATTAATAGTTTTTGTTCCTGATGTATTAGTAAACTGTGTTTTAAAGTTCTTTCTTGTATCGTTATTTGTTGTTGTTAATCTAATAGAATCTTCTACTTTAATCCATCTTGCACCGTCATAACGGAATAATCTATTAGGTAAAAAGTCTGTTCTTAAGAAATAATCACCTTTGTTTCTATTAACTGTTGGAAACGAAGTACCAAAACCTGTTGGATAACCGTTTGGTGCAAGGCCATCGCCGTCATAATAAAATCCATAAGACGAACTTGCCGGTGTATCTATTGTTGAATTAATAGGTTTGTCATTAGATACTCTATCTGTTTTATTATTAACATTATCTAATCTCACATTACCTTTTTCATCTATAGGAGTTACATAATATTGCTTATAATTAAATCCTGATTTAGGTGCATCTGTTTCTGCTTGATTTACTATTGCATCGTTTATTTCTTTTTCTTTGTTAAACGAACTCATATAACTTGCAAGAGATCCGGTATCTGTTGCATCACCTAATATATCTTTAAATTCTTGTGAATCTACTAACGTTTTCATTTTTAATCTTAATAGATGTGGCCACCAAGTTTGACTAAATCCTTCTGCCGCTCTGTTTACATCTTCTACAACATAAAATCTTTTTAATGCAATTGGTATATTTTTATCTAAAGAAAAATCGTCTTTCATATGAGGGAATTCTATAACATCACCACTCATTGGTTTTCTACCTAATCTTTCAACTGTATCATTTAAATGAACTGTTAAAAATAATGTATCATTTTGCAAAAACATTCCAAATTGAGACAAATTAAAATCAGCATCTTGTACGTTATAAATTCCCCTAATTGTGTAAACATCAGGCGAATATTTTCTATCTCTGTTTTCTAAAAATAATAAATCTTGAATTGTTAATTCGTTAATTTCGCTACCAGCATAATTAGGTTGAGTTGGAGAAGCATTTCCGTCTTTTTGCAGGTCTCCTTGGTCATACGGGCCTAAATACTTGTGAATATTTAGATCAGTTCCGCCGACCTGAAACATCTCATTTATGTTACGATCGTGAAATTTGTAATCGTTTCCTTTTTCTGGTTTGAATAAAGATAATCTTGGCATATCACACATATTTATTGAAAGCGAACCATGTGGTAAATAT